ATTGCATCTAAAATTTCTTTCGTGAAATACTTCTCAGGCTCTTCGTTGATTGACTTACCGAATACCTTTGTGCCATCTGGCAGTTCGTATCGGGTTGATACTTTCTTAATTATATCATATTTCTCAGCAATTTCAAGTAGCCCGTAGTAACGATCAAGACCTGTGCTATAGGTAATCTTTACTTCAACTAGTGCGTTCTCTTTTGTCAAACGTGACTTGACAAGTTTTGCTTTGACGATGTTACCAACTACTTCTGTGCCATCTTTGTCTTTACGCTTAGACAAGAATACGATTGTTGATGCGGTGTACTTCAAACCAGAACCACCAGACATTTCTTTTGTTGGAATGTATGCACCAACTACATCGTAAACGTGATTCGTTACAAGCAATGGCACACCAATCTTAGCAAGTTTCAAATTTAACACTCGGAATGTTGCTTTGAGAATTGCACTCTTTGTCATATCTTTTGTTTCTTTACCTTCAGCAGTATCTTCCATTTCTTTCGTAGAAGATAATTGACCAAGCGAATCAAGCACCATCATCATGGGCTTACGCTTTGCTTCAGGCTGTGCAGAATACTTTTCAATGATCTGCAATGCAGTATGACGAAACTTCTGAATTGTATCAGGTTCAGAGATAACGACACGCTTGGTGTCAACACCTCTTGTTTCCATCATATTTTTTGTAACTGCGGCTTCAGTATCAAAGTAAATAACACCACCATCAGGATTTGCATCAAGGAACTGTTTTACAATTCCAAGAACAAAGAATGTTTTACCTGTTGACGATTCGCCAGCGAATGCAGTTACCTTGTTGTTAGGAACTCCACCATAAATACTACCGGATAGAAGAGCATTAAGAGCATATGAGCCTGTGTCAATACATCCGCTATACTCTGAAGATGCCGTTCCGTCTGCCAAAATTTTTGTGTCTTCATCTTTTAATTGCTCCACTAAATCACTAAAGAAATTACCCATAATCACCTCTCATATTTTTTTAACAATTCGGGAGAGTACTGCTCAATGGCAGGCTCTCTCGCGCTTTCACTACGCTTCGCCACTTCTAATTCATATACGCGATTGCGAATCTCACTAGAACTGTACTTGTGCTGTCTCTTATGATAATATATTTCGATCCCATTGTCAAGACAATATTGCTTACCAGTAAAGTCTCTGCCAAGATATTCTTCACTTAGAAAACGAATATGCATTGTTTGCGTCTTGATTAAATTCAGCAAATCATCTTCCGTTTCATAAACTAGAATCTCATCGATGTATCTTACCGCTTGCAACTGAACGTATCTTTCGTATACGCTCTGTACTGGTTTGTTTTTGATACCAGGTCGATCAATGGTAGGATCAACTTGTAGTGCCACTTTGAGATAGTCGCACAATTCTTTTTCTTGCTTGAGCATGGTAATATGCCCTGCATGTAACATGTCAAATGACGAACATTGAAACCCAATTTTCATAATATTACTTCTCTAATGGATATTTTTGTGTATGACGAACCTCAGAAACTTTTGATATTTCATCTTTATCCATTGGCACTGGATCAAATGTTGTTACGTCAATCTTTTCTTTTACTTCGTACTCTGTTTCTTCTATTTCTTGCAATTCTTCTTTTGTAGGTTTCTCACCTACGTCAGCAACGAATGGTAGAATTGGTTCTAAATTGTCTTCTTCTCTCGCTTGTCTTAGTGAGAAGTTACCTGCAATCACAAGTAGAACTGCAAGCGGATCAAAAACTAGAACGATTAAAATAATTACCCAACGTACTGCTTGCTCAAGCATTGTCTGCGTGACTTGATCTTCATAGATCATTGCGGCAATGTATTTGAGAGGACCTACCTCTGATTCAACCTTTCGTACTTCCGTTGCGAATGGTTGTCTATCTTCATTGAGTTGAGCAATAACTTTCTGTTGGGCTTCGTTCTCGTTAGCAATACGGTTCCTCTCTGCTTTCTGAGAAACACGCAAGGCATTCGCTCTTCTGGCACCTTCTTCTGATGTACTTCGTGCCATAATTTGATCCACGCTCTCATCCAACTGTTTAAGTATCTTACGGTTTCCATCAATCGTTTCCTTTGCTACACGAATTTTATCATCAATAATTTCTAACTTTGCTATCGCATCACCAGTCGCTAGACTCTGATCGCTATGTGCTTTTGATAGAAAGCCAAAGATACCAAGTGATGTAATGAACATCAAAACTACAATCGCCGTAACAAAATAGTACTTGAGAAGTTTGGGTGCAACATCCCAATTCTTATACACCCACGATGCGACAACAAGTTTCGCCGCTTCAAGTGTACCACCCATAACTGCAATAGGAATAGGCGCGGCAGAAAAGATTGCTATAAGACCTATAACAGAATAGTAAGCCGCTATTGCTGATACGCTTAACGCGCACAGTAAAGTAAGGATTGCAAAGAACATAGTTAGCCTCTGGTGAGTTTAAGCACCTTGTCAATCTGTTCCTGAATTTTGTCTTTACGATTAGGCCAGTAAATGTATTCCTTCTCAGGATTCTTCATCAAATTGACTAACAATGGCACAACCAATTGTTCTAATTGTGCAAGGTTAGATTTAACTTCGGCTTGCATCTTTGCACGTTCTGCATCTAAACCTAACTTGCCATTGTTATACAAATCTAGAATAGTATCTATCTTAGATTCTAGTCGAGCAACGCCTTCAGCAGATGCGCCGACTTGGGTGCGAATTACTTCGGTTTCTAAAGTATTAGGATCGTATGTAGGCGTTAAGTCTCCTTCATCGACCGCGGTGAATCCAAAATCTTCTTGTGATCTTGGGACTAGGTATTCCTGTGGTATTGTACTCATGTGAAAAATCCTCTTAGTGATGCAACGGGTTCGGCACTCCAACCAAAAGTGTTCACAATAATTTTCAACGGTTCCAAGTATGCCTTTTCAAATTGCGTTTCGTAATCGATATACTTTTCCAAGCCAAACTCTTTTGGTAAGACATTGAGAACAGATAACACATTCTCATGCGTAGGGTTTGGCATTTTCATATAACAAAACTTAATCTTGTCACCATCTTTAATTGTCTGGTACTTTCGAGTAAGTTTCTTTGAATCGATCATCTTGTTATATATCAACGCACCGCGAACATGAATTGGTGTGCCTTTCTGATAAACGTCTGTCTTGCTCTCATATTTAGTCAGTTCGGACACACCGCGCGGAAACGCTACATCTTCAAATGGCAGAGTATAAAACTCTTCTTTGAATTTGCGATTAAACTCATGAAACTCTGCCTCTGTACCTTTCATGACTACCTTGAGTGCTTGTTTAATTTTCTCACGGCACGAACCTGGTGTGGAAGACTTGACTGCTTCGATGCCAGACATTTTGAGTTTAGGTTCACCATAGCGAACACCTTCTGAATCCCACACGTTCAGAATGTAACGCTTCTTTGCAGTCCAGATGCCTTTGTTCGCAATCACCTCACGCTTCATGAACATCTTTTGATCAAAGGCGTTCATGTAGTCTGCTAGTTCTTTGTACGCCTTGTCAATGAAAGGCTCAATCTTTTCTTGGCAGGCTTTGTCGATAAAGTCAACAATTTTCTCTTCTTCGATATTTTTCTTTCCGTAGACCATATCCACCAGCGGACCAAGATGTAGGTATACAGAATCCGTATCCGAGGCGATAACATAATCCACCCCCTCCGTCTTCAATAGTTTGTTCATGTATAAGTTAAGTTTGTCACCAATCCATCGAATCGAAAGTTGACCTGAAAAGGTGATTGCCTCTGCTTGGCGCAAGTCAAAGAATCGAAAGTATTCATTGCCAAGCGCGCCATAGGCAGAGTTTAACTGCACCTTCTTTGCAAGTTGCAGATTTTTGTAACGTGATATTTCGTTTTCAAGTTGACGCTTACGCTTCAACAGTTCTGTTTTTTCAGACATAATGGAAGTAGGTACTCATAATGTATTTCGGTTTTTCAGTAGGCATGATGCCTTCGTGTGGAAACATCCACATAGGAGGAAACACTAATAGGTTACCTTGTTTTGCTTCAATTGTCAAGGGCTCAACGCCAGAAGGTCCATAGAATCTTGTGCCTGCTTCACTATCATTCAGATAATAAAGAAAGGCAAGATACCTTGTGCAAGACTCTAGACTTGATGCATCCACATGCAAAGGAAAACGATGCACATGTGGCGTATAACGCTTGATACGAAAACCTTCAATGCGTCTTTTGTATGGCATCATACCACACGGATCATAGACACTACGATAATGATCAGCCACACGTTTGGTGGTAGCAATCAAAGATTCTACTTCTTCTTTCCAATCAATTTCAATTTGTTCAAACATACCATGAGAAGAATCTTTGTTGTCTTGCTCATCAAATCGTTTCATCAAGTATTCACAAA